ATCGTCCACGTCCCTGTCCAATGCCACCAAGGTGGGCGTTTCGCAGGTCCTGTCTCGCATGTCGTATGCCGCAACCCTGTCTCACCTCCGCCGTATTCAGACGCCGGTGGAAAAGTCGGGCAAGCTGTTGGCGCCTCGCAAACTCCACGGCACCTCGTGGGGATTCATGTGTCCCGTCGAGACTCCCGAGGGCCATTCTGTGGGTATCGTGAAGACCATGTCGCTGCTGACGTCCGTTACGCAGCATGTGCCGAGCCACACGGTTCTCCACTTCCTTCAGGACGTTCCCAACATCACGTGGATCAAGGAGGCCATTGTCTACGCTGGAACCTCCATCACGATCAACGGTGTGCTGACGGCGTACACCGAGGATCCGCACAACGTGGTCAAGGCCCTTCGCTCGGCCAAGCACTCCTTCCGTCTGCACCCACACACGTCGATTGCGTGGTACACTCTGCTGAACACGATCATCATCGAGACGGACGGAGGTCGCGTGGTGCGTCCGGTGTTCCGCGCAGGTGCTGAGCCGCCTCCCGAGGCAGAGCGCGGTGACTGGAACAATTGGGTCAAGGCATGTATGGAGTATATCGACGCCTCCGAGACGGAGACCCTGCGCGTTGCCCTGACTCGCAAAGAGGTGACGTCGCACTCTCACCACGAGATTCACCCGTCGATGCTGGTGGGACACATGGCAGGAACCATTCCGCTGTCCGACCACAACCAGTCGCCTCGTAACACCTACCAGTCCGCCATGGGCAAGCAGTCGATGTGTGTCTACGCCACCAACTTTGCCAAGCGGCTGGACAAGAACGCCTACGTTCTCTGCTCCATCAGCCGTCCGTTGGTGGAGACGCGGTCCATGAATATCCTGAAGATGCACGAGATGCCCTTCGGCATGAATGCGGTGGTGGCCATTGCCTGCTACGGCGGCTACAATCAGGAGGATTCCATCATTATGAATCGCACGGCCGTGAATCGCGGTCTGTTCCGCGGTCTGTACTACACGCTGTACAAGGACGAGGAGCACCGCAACGTCACCTCGGGTCGGGAGGAAAAGTTCATGCGCCCTCAGAAGCACGCGACGCGTAAGTTCAAGACCACGAGTTATGCGGCGATTCACGAGACGGGTATTCCGATTCTGAACTCGACTCTGAAGGAGAATGATGTGGTGATTGGCAAGGTGGTGAATCTCCGGCACGACGCTGCGGGCTACGCGTTCCGTGACGCGTCCACCACGCATAAGAATGGAGAGGATTGCCGCGTCGATGGCGTGTGGCAGGACAAGAACTCGGACGGCTACCCGTTCGTGAAGGTGCGCGTGGTGTCCGAGCGTGTTCCGCAGATTGGAGACAAGTTCTCCTCCCGTCACGGACAGAAGGGAACGGTGGGCATGCTGCTGGACGAGCAGGATATGCCCTTCACGGGTGCGGGTCTGCGTCCTGACCTGATCATGAACCCTCACGCGGTTCCGTCCCGCATGACGATTGCCCAGTTGATGGAGAACATCTTCGGCAAGATTTGTGTCCGCAAGGGAACTCTGGGCGACGGAACGCCGTATGACCACATGAAGGTAGAAGAGTTGCGGGCTCACATGGTGGAGATGGGCATGCACCCCTATGGAAACGAGATTCTGTATAACGGCCAGACCGGCGAAATGATGCAGGCCGAGATCTTCATGGGTCCGACCTTCTACCAGCGCCTGAAGCACATGGTCATTGACAAGCAGCACTCTCGGGCTCGCGGTCCGATTGTGAGCCTGACTCGCCAGCCCTGTGAGGGCCGTGCGCGGGATGGTGGTCTGCGTGTGGGAGAGATGGAGCGTGATTGTATGATCTCACACGGTGCCTCGGTGTTTACCAAGGAGCGTCTGATGGATGTATCCGACCCGTTCCTGACGGGTATTTGTAAGACGTGTGGAACTCTGGCAGTGGTCAATCCTGCGGAGGGCATCTACTCCTGTGGATCCTGCGGCAATAAGACAGACTTTGTCCAAAAGACTATTCCATATGCGATGAAGCTGTGGATGCAGGAGCTGGAGGCCATGCACATTGTTCCGCACATGGTCATGGAGTAAACGCACGCTCGCTTCACTCACTCCTCAACGCCTCCCAACTGACAGGAAACGCGCTCTTCACGAATTCGCTGACTAGACCCGCAACTTCCCGAATCTCCGCCTGTGCGTCAGGACCCATGCGGAGATGACACAAACGAGCATACGCGGCCAACGAGCCCGTCTCGATAAACTCGGTCATCATATTTTGCGGTAACACCATCCTCGCCTGCTCAGGTGGGATGTTGTTCCTCAGCATCGTTTGATACGCAAGCATAGCACCACTCACCTGAGAGCCCAGAAACTCTCGATAGATCGCATTGTCCGGATGGACATCGTCGTTGCTGCCCTGCTTTTTGCCCGGTGCCCGCGTACGGAACTCGGGAATGTGGAAGGTCGGCGGATCATCCACGTAACGGCGGCTGACCTCGTTGCGTGAGAATCCGATGGTGTGACGGAACCACTCGCGCGCCATCCAGATCGGCATCTTGAGGCGGAATCGGAGCTGCGGGTGGAAGAACGGCGAGGTGTGCTCGTGGTCCGCGAGATACTTGATCAACTTTCCATCCTTCTCCGTGAACTCGTCGGCGTGCTTTCCCAGCGACACGCGGGCCGCATTCACAACGGTCAAGTCGTTGCCGAATGTCTCCAGAAGTTCAACCTTGCAATCCTCAAACATCTCTATGCTTCTGGATCCTCCTCGAGCTCGTAAACTGAAGTGTGTTGACGGCTGAGGAAGTGATACACAAGACATCCGATTCCACACGACAGCACCAGCGCGCCGATAACAACCGCCGTCCACTGGTCTTGGTCAATGCCCATTCTCTCCTTTTACCGTGTCCGTATAAACGGCTTACGCACGCAACACATCGTAAATGCCCGCCTGTTTCAGGGCAAGTCCCCCTGTTGCAATGATGCTGGACCAACTCGTGTAGTAGCACCAGATGGATGCCTGTGAATCTGTTCCGTAGCGTCCATAGAGGAAGCCGAACAAGGGTAACGCCAAGAACGCGGCAATGGATAGATAGCTCCGATTCCACAAGATGAAGGGACCAAAGATGACGAGCCCCCATGCGTAAAACATTGCAGTGGACTCGAGCGACATTGCGTCTCCTATGTGGCGGCCCCAATCCAGATGTCCATCCTCGGTTACGATCGTACAGTCCTTTGTCGTCTTGTAGAAACTCCCAACGTAGACAACGGCAGCAACCCCGAGAGTGTAGGCAGCTATGAACGCCTTACGACCATTGCTGGAAGATGCCCACGGAAACACGAACATGCTTCCGTAGAGAGTCGACAATCCCTGGAGAAGGAGTGCGGTAGGAACGAAGGTCGATGTAATCTGCTTGTTGGCCTCCGTGCACGATTTCTTGGGGTTCTCCGACCACAAAAGATACTCGGCAAACTGCATCGCGCACAAACCCGCAAGCGAGACGCCAATCCATTGAAAGTGGGGAATCCCAGAGCTCAATAGGTAGATGATTGCCACAAACGACACGCTGGAGGTGTATAGACTCGTCTCCTTGCTGTAGCACATTGTAAGGAAATCAGATTAACTTTCATGTCCTGCGTATGAAAGAACAATGTCGATCGAAGTGGTGACGGGTCCCATGTTTGCAGGCAAGACATCCTACGCCTTGGCTGCGGTTCGTAAGCACACTGCGATGGGACAGAAGGTGATTGTGGTGAAGCCCACCTGCGATAGACGCTACGGAGATGCGTCGGAGATTACGACGCACAATGGCGATTCCATTCCATGTATCACGATCCACACACTGAACGCCTTGACGGATGACCTGTTGGTGTGCGATGTCCTGGTGATTGATGAGGCACAGTTCTTTGATGGGCTGGTATCGTTTGTTCAGCACGTGGTTGAGCGGCTCCACAAGTCGGTGTATGTGATCGGATTGTCGGGGGATTACCAGCGACGACCCTTCGGTGAGATTCTGAATGTGATTCCACTGGCTAGCAAAGTGACATTGTTGACGGCCATTTGCTCCTGTGGACGCCCTGCCTACTTCACTCGCAGATTGAACCCCAATACAGGTCAGGTGATCATCGGAGGAGCAGAATCCTACGAGGCAGCCTGTCGCGCGTGTTTTATGGGGTAGTCGCCGCGGCTATACTTTTTTCTTGCCAGTGAACACAACAACAATATGGGTGGTGGTCTTCTTCAGCTCGTCAGCTACGGTGCGCAGGATATCTACATCAGCGGTAACCCGCAGATCACGTTCTGGAAGGTGCTGTTCAAGCGTCACACGAACTTCGCCATGGAGTCGATTGAGGTGACCTTCAACGGCCAGGCGGACTTCAACAAGCGCGTGACGGCCATCATCAACCGTAACGCGGACCTGATGTACCGCACGTATGTCCAGGTTGTTCTCCCGGCCGTCGACCTCACGACGACGGGCGTCGGCAACTATGTCCGTCGCTTCCGCTGGCTCAACTACGTGGGCCACCGTCTCATCAAGACGGTCGAGCTCGAGATTGGTGGCCAGCGCATCGACCGCCAGTACGGCGACTGGATGCAGATCTGGACGCAGCTGACCCAGGATGCGGGCACGGTGCGCGCCCTCGACGAGATGGTTGGCAACAGCCACGACCTCGTGCTGATGAAGACCCAGCAGGGCTATGCGCTGGACCAGTCGTGCTCGGGCGCTGAGCTGACGAACTCGTGCGCCCCGCGTGCGGGCACCCCGGCGAAGACGCTGTACATCCCGCTCCAGTTCTGGTTCTGCCGCAACCCGGGCCTGGCGATCCCGCTGATCGCGCTCCAGTACCACGAGGTGCGCATCAACGTGGAGTTCGAGCAGTGGATCAACTGCTCCTATGCGGAGCTCGTGTCTGGCCAGTCGACGCCGACGTCGATCCAGTCCCTGACGGCCGCGTCGCTCTACATCGACTATGTCTACCTGGACACGGAGGAGCGCCGCCGCTTCGCCCAGCAGACGCACGAGTACCTCATCGAGCAGCTGCAGTTCACGGGCGCCGAGTCGATCACGTCGAGCTCGAACAAGATCCAGCTCAACTTCAACCACCCGGTGAAGGAGCTCATCTGGATCTGCCAGCGCGACTCGTTCGTCGACTGCTCGCAGCCGGCGCCGGTCCCGATCGCCGAGGTCAACGGATGCCAGCCGTTCAACTACTCCGATGACTTCACCACGGAGGGTGTCATCATGGACGTGCTCGGCCGCGGCTCGCTCGCTGGCGGCTCGGGCGTGGTCCCGACGACGTCCGATGGTCCCTCGGGCCCGTACCTCCCGGGTG